GAATTGCAGGATGCCAGACGTTGTTACTACAAGGAGTTTGTCACCAAGGAAGCTTTATACGATGGCATAGAGTCCAAGGGGTACGACCGCAAGTGGGTTGAGGATGTGGTTGATAAGACCAAGGGCAAGACCATCACAATGGACCGAAATGCGTTGTCAGCGAGAAGCAACTCAACACGCAGGGAGGTCATATTCGATGCCAAGGAGGTTTACGAAATCGTTCACTGCTACGAGCGCAAACTTGACGAGGACGATGTGCAGGGAATCTACTACACATGCTTCTCACCACACTTACCTGTCAACGAGAGAGGTAAGGAGACATTTGCGTTTAGTGAGTTGATGAATTACGACCACTGTCAGTATCCGTTTGTGTTGTTCAGACGCGAGTGGTTGAGCCGCAGGGTGGACGATACCAGAGGTTACGGTGAGATAGGGTTCACATGGCAGAAGCAGATCAAGAACGAGTGGGACGCACGGGTGGACCGGAACTCGCTTGCGACCATGCCACCGTTGCATCACCCCCCAGGAAGACCTCCGACAAAGTGGGGGCCAGGTACACTTGTTCCACGGGTTCGTCAGGACGACTACCAGTATGCGGACGTACCGGCATACAACGCAGGTAGTAAGGAGATCGAGGTTAGTGTCCGTGAGACATGCGACCGATACTTCGGACGGGTGACAGGACCGGAGAACCAACCCTATGCCATGATGCGCCAACAGCACATGGTGTCCAAGTGGCTCAAGAACTGGCAGAGGGTAATGGAACAGGTACTCGCCCTGACGCAGCAGTTCGCCTCAGAGGAGTTTTTCTTCCGTGTAGTGGGTTCGTCCAAGGCGCAGATGTTAAGTGCCAGCAGAGACGATATACAGGGTCAGTTTGACATACAGTTAAACTTTGCAGTGGCAAACCTTGACCAGCAGTTGATGCAGAGGAAACTGGAACTGTTGAAGGTTGCTGTTGGTGAGTTTGACACACAGGGAGTGGTTGACCGTGCGGAACTCATGCAGGTCGTGTTCAGCTTCATTGACCCAGTGCTGGGTGAGCGGTTGCTGATGCCAACGGAGACTGCGGCTCAGAAGGAGATAGACGATGAGAAGAACGTCTTTGCCAGATTGTCCGCAGGTGTGGATGAGGATGTCCGTGAGGGACAATCCCATGAGATGCGCTTGCAGGTGCTACAACAAATCTTGGAGAGCAGTCCAAGCGCCCAGCAACGCTACCAGCAGGACGAGGAGTTCAAGAGTCGCGTTGACAAGCGTATGCAGCAGTTACAATTCCAGTTGCAGCAGAAACAGAATGCAGTAATTGGGAGGTTGGGTGCATGACGGAGAACGATCTCAAGCTACTGATTAGCGACCCTCGCTTTGCGGCAATGCGTAAGCTACTCGATGATGTCAGGGAGGAACTTATATCCCATGTAAGTCATCAAGGGACCGCAATTGAGCATGGCGCATTGGCTCATAGTTCCGGTGGTATAGATTGTATAAACCACATCTTGAACAGGTTAAAAGCAATCGAGGAAAAACAAGATGTTGAATAGAAATAACCCTTTTTAGTGTTAGTTCATGGTTACTGGTCATAGTTGTTAGTTGCATAACATCAAAAAACTGAAAACCCGTGTACATAGTGCGCGGGTTTTCTTTTGTTCCCACATAAAACAATCGGATTAAATCACCTACTTGCAGGTTAATAGCATGGTAACAGAAACAGATGGAGCAGCAGACTCCCAAACTGCGGAAATGGGTCTGAACGACCTTAAAAGGTTCTTTGAAAGCAACAGGGTTGGAAAGAATGAAAGTGAGAGTGCAGATAGCGAACCCTCTCCTGACATAGAAAACCCTGTCGAGGAAACTGAAGAAGTTCCTGTCGAAGCGGAGGATTCCTATGAATCCGAAGAGGAGCAGGAATATGATTCTGATGTTGAAGATTCTGACGATGCAGAAACCGATGAGGTTGAGCATGAGGAAGACGAAGTGGACCCAAACGTCCCGCAACATCTCCAGAAGAAGATCAATAAACGGATTGGAAAGTTAACGGCGCGAGCCAAGGAAGCTGAAGAACAAGCAACCCAGCAAGCCGAGAGGATTGCCGAGCTTGAGCAGCAACTTGAAAGCGCAAACCCCGATCAAACACCAATACAAATTGGTGATAACCCGTTGTCAAAGATCAAAACCCTGGGGGAGTTAAAGGAACATAAGTCCAAGCTTACTCGTTGGAAGAAGTGGTTAAGAGAAAACCATGATGGTTTTACCGCTAACGAAAACGGGGAGGAACGTGAGTATTCTGAAAGTGACGTAAGGCGCATGATGTCCGACATCGAGTACGAGTTGGAGGAACATGTACCGTCACGGGAAGATTACCTTCGGGAAGAAGGCAACATTCGTCGCGCAGTCGAGGATGTCTTTCCTTATTGGAAGGACAAATCGAGTCCGCAGTACCAGCAAGCAATGTCAGTTGTACGGGAAGCGCCCGAATTAAGGACGCGACCCAACTGGCAAGCAAATGTGAGCATCTACATGCTTGGATTGCAGGAGTACAACCGGATGGTGAATGGGGGTAAGAAGAAACCCGCGAAAGCGGCTAAACCCACTCGCACTGCGACAAGACCGAAAGCGCAACCTAAACCTGTCCGCAATGGCGGCGCAGCAAGGTTGGAGGATGCACAGAAAGAACTCATCAACACAGGGTCAAGAGGTTCCCTCACCAACTGGTTCGCTGCCAACAGAGAAAATAAATAGATATTATGGCATACGCCGATACTTATTCTACATACAACTCCGGTGCAACTGGCGCTCTTAAAGCCAACCGCGAGGAGTTAGCTGATTTTATCAGCATCATAGAACCCGAAGTTACCCCTGTTACCAGTGCGATTTCCAAAGGTTCTACAAAGTCCGTTTTTACGGAGTGGTTATGTGAAGACCTGTCACCTGCTAAAGTCAACTCGACTGCTGAAGGTCACGACAGTTCTTCATGGTTCAACAAGTCCGAAAACCGTGCGCGGTTGGGCAACTACATCAATATTAGCAAACGCGAGTTTGGTGTGTCCGACATTCAGCAAATGGTTGACCAAGCGGGCATTGATTCTGAAATCGACCATGCAAAGTCCAAGTCGGTACGCGAACTAAAGCGCGATATTGAAGCGGTTGTTTGCGGTGTGCAAGACAGGGCAACGGGAGGTTCCGGTGCTTATGCTTCGCGTGGTTTGTTTGATTGGATTGACGCAAGCGGACCTGCTGACGTTCCGGCGATGTACCGTGCTGCGGCAGGTTCCATTTCCGATGGTAATGACTCTAGCGGGTCGGATGACATGACAGAAGCACAACTTAACGGTGTTCTTCAGTCATTGTTTACTGATTGCGGCGAGAAGAAGACCTACATGGGTGTCATGGCTCCGAAGGTAGTCGATATTATCGACAACTTCACTCGCGTTGAAGCCAGCGGCAAGACTCGCTACCAAGTTAACGAGCAAGCCGGTAGCAAGACGATCAACATGGAGGTCAAGACCTTCAACTCGTCTTTCGGTATCATTAACGTAATCCCAAGTGTGTTCTTGGGTGGTTCCAATAGTGGTGCTGAGCAAACTGACGCTGACGGAGATAGCTTGGCATTCACCTATGACGACGATGCTGGTCTTATCTTGGACACGGACCTTCTGGAATTGAAGTTCCTAGACCCATTACACACCGAGACCTTTGAGGATCGCGGTGGTGGACCTCGCGGACACGCTAAAGCGGTTTACACGCTTTGTGTAAAGAACCCGAAGGCAAACGGCAAAATCTTGGCCGCCGACAACCACGGTTCTTAATGGCACAGGTATTTATACCTAAATTCAACAACCTCACCCCAAGCAACCAGAAGTCGTTTGAACGCGAACTTCGCTTGGGGGGGGTTCTTAATCGTAAGCTTCAACGGGAGAGGGGTGAAACCTTCTCCCGTCTGAAGCGGACGGCACAAAGACATCGCAACTACGAGCGGAAGAAAGGTTGCGAGTTGGAGTTATTGTCCGTGACTGACGCACGAACTTGGTTTCGTTGGCAGCAGGTGGACCCTCACTTCTGGTCAGACAAGAAGAACATTGAGAAGTTCACACGGGATAACCCAATAGCCGCTCCTTGGAAACATGCGTAAGGTTCGTTATAGCGACCTACTAAAACGTGCTGCTGAAAGAAGTCAGAGAAACTACGCTGATTTAAGTAATGATGATGCGGAGTTTCTTGAAGCTTTTATAGAAGCAAGATTACGCGAAGCGTGGGAGAGGACCGAGTGGACCGATCTCATGCGTATTGAGAAACGCACCTTCAGACAAGCTTGGGCATCCGGTTCCCATGCTGCGCTCACAGAAAGGTATGACCGGAACGCTGACAGGTACGTTGTCGCCTTGAAGACAACATCAAACGCTCCTTCAGATTCAGACGGAGTCATCCATGCGGATTGGGCAGAACTCAAGTCCTCCTACTCAAGCGGTAAGTACGATTCAACAACGGACTACGGAGTAGGGGATTGTGTCTATTACTATGTAACAGACAAATACTACCAAATGCACACGGATGCTTCTGCGGGAACAGCACCAACAACTACTGGCAATTGGGGAGAACGTCCCCTGTTCGACAAGTATGTGGCACTGGAACAATCCTGGGAGACAAACAAGATAGGAACCCCAACAAACATCTGGGACAAGAACCGCAAGCTTGATGGTACTGCGGAGAACAGACGGTTCTTTTTAAGTCACAACGGCATACAATGCCCTGACGGTCCCGATGAGGTGTATGTTGAGTTTAGGGTTAAGACACCGGACACAACGCACACAGCGAAGTATTCAGCTTCCACAACCTATTACACGGACGATGTAGTGAGGTATAGGGAGGTCGCAGACGACAGTGTGTTTGATTTGTATACCGCAGTATCAAACAATTTTTCAAACAATGCACCAACAGTGGGTGGAACCAATTCTTACTGGGAGTTGGTGGAGATACCCCACATCTTCAGAGATTACATAGTGCATGGTGCTGCGGCAGATTTGCTGAAGCACGACGAAAAGGAACACATCGCAGTGCTGGAGGAACAACAAGCGCAGGGTGCGCTTCTGGCGCAACTGGATGTGCAGGAAAGACAATCACAACAAAACGAATTTTTCAACGTAAGGACTTATTCTCATGCCAACAGTTAAACAGGTAAACGTAGCAATCAACACTGACGATGTTTTTGGGGCAACCACCACTGGACAACAGGTTTTGGAAAAAACAAGTAACAGGCGATCTTTGTCGATTCAAAACGTAGGGGCGACAAAGGTGTATGTGCGCTTTGGTTCTCCACCAGCGCTTGGCGGGACGAAGAGGTATTCGTTTATTCTCGCCCCAGCAAGCGGCTCAGAAGAGGGCGATGGTGGCGTTCTGACAGTAGATAACTACAACGGTTCTGTTTATGTTATGACTGCCAGTGGCACATCAACGGTAATAGCAACTGACTTCATAGGATGAGCGCAACAGTATCAGCATTCGGACATCGCGGCACAACGTCCAGTGTTAAGACGGAAATCGTCCGCGAGTTAGTCAACGCCACAGACGGCGCGGGTCTGCATTTTGATGGTGGTGGATACGTTTCTGCGGGTGACACTACTGTTATCGATGGTGCAACAAAATTAAGCGTCGAAGTCATTGCCGCGACTACTGCTGCCGATGACGGGGAGATGATTGCCAAAGCATACGATGCAACAGCTTTGAGATTTTTTGTTAACTCGTCTGGCCAAGTTGTTTTTCGAGTCAACAACGGCAGCGGCAACGGAACTGCGACATCGAGCGGCACGGTCATTGACGGCAACCCAACTCACATCGTCGGAGTGTGGGACGGTTCGACGGTTAAAATTTATATCAACGGAAACGAAGACGGTTCTGCTGCGTTGAGTGGCGGGGCGGTTCCTAATATTGCTGACCAACTTGCACTTGGAGCGCAACAAAAATCAACCGGAGCGACTACAAACAGATTCACAGGAACGCTGTATCGGGCGCGGATATGGAATAAGGCAGTCGATGCCAAGGCACTTTTTGAACGCGCTGACGTTGATTATGCTGACCAGTATGGAAGTCAGACTGATTTAGTTAATGCCAATTCGAGTGGTTCTGGAACTGCGTGGACGGGAGCCAGCGGCGGAACAGCGCCAAATGGTTGGAGCCCAGCGGGTACGTCCAAAACGTACACGATTGACTCTGGAACCGGCAACCCAGCCCCAAGTTTGAAGATTACCAGTACCGGTTCGCCCAATGTTGGTATCAAATGGGGAGGAACTACCGTTCTCGGAAGAAGATACCAAGCTACTTTTAGCTACAAATGCGGAGACGCTTCGACAACTTTGTCGTACCGACTAAATGATGCTGACTCTTTTGTTAATTTAGACAATTCAACTAGCTGGGCAACTAAAACTGTTGAGTGGATAGGAGATGGAGTAACTAGTGCCTTTATGCTGCGGGTTAATGAGTCTGGCAAATTTGGTCACTTTGATACGGTTTCAATTAAGTCCATCGGTTGCGTCAGCGACTACGACCTAGCATTCGCCAATCCAAAAAATTCTTTCAAGATAAACGACCGTAGCGGCGCGGCAGATGGCACGGCAAGTAATGACGGAACTAATCCGACCGGAATTTCCCAAGTGCAAGTCATCAAGCAGTTGAATGCTACGGCAGCACGAATCGGCACTACTGCGGCGACTCCTGTGGATGGTCAGATATTAACTTCTGGCGACATTGGCGTTGGTGGTTCGCCAAGCACCACAGCATCGACCTCAACAATTGAAGCGGTCAATTCTGGCACGGCGCGTGTTCTGATGAAGTCCACCGGAACCGGAGGCAGAGAGTATGGTTTGTGGACTAGCACAAGCGGCAATTTAGGTTTCTTCGATTACACAGCCGGAGCGAATCGTCTCACCATATCCAGCACCGGCGCGGTCACCGTTCAAGGCGGCACAGGCGATGGAGACGGCAACAATGCTGAACTGAATTTTCAGCGCACTAGCAGCACCGGCAACGTGCTAGAAACCAAACTAATTTTTGACGATGCTAACACCAACTATGGCGATTTAGTTATTAAATCTAAAACAACGGCATCGAGCGGGGGAGGTGCTTTTACCGAGGCGATGCGGGTTTACGGGGCGAATGGAATTGTCAATTTTAATAACGGGATTCTGTTCACGCAAACCGACACCAGCGCAACCGGCGCGACCGATACAAGTTCGACACTTGACCACTACGAGGAAGGCACTTGGACACCTATCGTTCGCGACTGGGGTGGCAATGAGGCGACTCTTTCGACAGCGGAAGGTGTTTATACCAGAATCGGTCGGCAAGTTTTCCTCGGGTTCAGAGTTGTGTTGTCATCTAAAGGTTCGATGACCGGCAGCTATGTTCACCTCGCGGGTCTACCGTTTAATCACCCAAGTGACAGCAAAAACGGCTCTGGCTACATTGATTCTTATAATAATTTGGCCGTGGCCAAATCGGGGTTGGCGCTGGACACTTCATCAACGCCCTCTGTTTTTTGGCTGGCGGGCAATGTTGCGGGCGGCGGGACTGGATACCACCTGATTGCGCCATCTGACTTAACTGACACATTTTGGATGAAGGGCGGCGTTTCTTACAGCGTATATTAAAAAAATGTTAGAAAAAATAACAGAAATTGGCGAGATGAACGTGGGTGCGAACTCCGTCATTTCGGTTAGAACCGACACCGTCATCAAAGACGAAGGTTCGGAAATTAGTAGGAGTTTTCACCGGCATTGCCTCGTTCCAACAGACGACATCAGCGGCGAAGATGCGCGGGTTCAAGCAGTTGCTAACAGTCTTTGGACTGACGAGGTGAAGGAAGCTTACACCGCAAGTCTACCGGCAGCACCGGCGGCAGAAGAATCGAGCGAAGGAGAATCTGAAGAATGATTGAAATAGCAGTAACACCCACGGCAACCCTCAATGCGTCAAAGGTCGCAATCCAACTCAACTCCGCACAGGAGTTTGGAATGCAATTCAGCGTAGCCGCATTTGGCAAAATCACCGATGCAGAAGGCAACGAAGTGTGGGGTGCAAACCCGCTTTACTCCGGTCTGCTAAACGTGACCGGCGATGCGTGGAACAACTGGGGTTCAGACGTAGACGATGCGACCTATGTTGGCGATTTAGCTTTGGCCCAGCTTGGGCTGGAACGTGCGCCAGTTGAGGAAGCACCGGCTGAAGAATCTGGTGAATGACAAACGTCCTAGACCATGCCGCACTTGAGCGCGTAGCAGAACAAGCAATCGGCCACTATGGCTGGATGCTTCTTGCCGCTTTTGGTGTGATATTGTTCAAGGACGTTCTGTTTAATTTCGCGCAAGGGTTGTTGGTTTACTGGGGGAGTGATTTTGACAATGATGAAATCCTCTATATTAGCGGACGGCAAGCGCGAGTTATTCGCCTTGGTTTAACAAGCACCACGTTTTTTATGACAGACCGTGCCACAAAAATGCTTGTTCCAAATAGCCAACTCAAAGCGTTGGTGATTGAGAAGAAACTGCCGGTGAATGGTGGAGACGAGTATTTGCCGAAAGGAAACGAAAAGGGTGCAATGAAAGTGGAGGTTGTGAATGAGGAAGTGTGAGAATCCAAATTGTTTTGACGACACTTGCCGAGGTGAGTGCGGTGATTCGCGGCTCAAACGGTTTGTGGTTGTGACGCTACTCTCCACGTTCGTTTTAGTTATGAGTGGGTGCAAATCGCTTCCCGGCAATCTGGAAATAGACACTCCGTTTTTTGACGTTGAGTATGAAGGTGCAAAGGAATGAATTTAGATGATATTAAAGTCGCAATCGCAAGTGTCACAGGATTGGGAAACTGGTTGGTGGACATTGACCTTGTTTTAAAGGTTGGTATTTCGGTTGCGAGTTTAATTTATATCAGTTTGAAGATTAGGGAACTTTTAAGGAAAGAATAAAATGTATAAAAAGAAGTCAGGAATGAAAGGTGGAGAGCGGCTTATGCAAATGAGTAAGCGTAAAAGCAAACCCAAGTCCAGCTACGCTACTGAAAACGATGTAAGGCGAGCCGCAAACAACCCTCGTTTATCGAAACACGATAGAGAACAGATATTAAACAGCCACATCTCTGGCAAAAAATACATTAAGTAACATGTTTAAAAGTAAAACAGTATGGACGGCAATTGCCGCAATCATAGGCGCTGTTGGTGGATACTTCACTGGCGACCTTGAACTAGGTGAGATGATGCAACTGGTTGTTACCAGTGGCTTGGCAGTGTTCCTGCGGCATGGTGTTAAGAAGACCGAGGTTGCTGCGGAAGCAGCACTAGATGCTGCGAGTTCAGTTGTCCCTGCGAAGAAGAAGTCCTAATGGGATTGGTTAGCGCATTGGTCGCGTTGCTCCGAGCCGTTCCGAGTCTGGAGCGGCTCTTTTTAAAGGTAGCCGATACATTGCGAGAGGCGAAGGCACAGAAACGATACAATGAAAAACTGGACAAGATTGATACTGCTATCGCTAACGCTTCTGGCGGTGGGCTGTCAGACAACCGTGTATCGGGAACTGGATGGAATCTCGACGTTGACCGTTCACCCGCAGTTTCCGATAGCAGCACGGGAAGCACCGGAGTTCACACGGGAAGCGTTGAGAAAGATAGCTGAACTGGAGTTTGAATTAGAGAGACAGTAATGCCAAAGACAGAACCCATACTGGACGGAGACACAAGCTTTGTTGGTGTCAACATGCGGTTGGACCCGTCTCAGCTTCCGCAGGGGTTTTGTTCGTCCGCAAGGAACAAGAGGTTTGTGAACGGCAAAGCTGCGACTAGGTCAGGTATCAAGAAGATGCCGTGGACCAACAAAGCACACGATGTATGGTCTGCTGCGACATCCTACAATGCCAATGACATTGTCACATATAGTGGTCTGGCTGCGACCATTACTGGTTCAACTGAAGCAGAGGTAAACGGCGGTGGAGGTGCTGTTACGTTGCAGTATGCCGCACCACCAAGTTTAAGTGATGGTGATTTTCAAGACGCATCGTCAAGTTCGTGGAATTTTGATGGAGGTTGGGCAAGGGTCGAGGTGAGTAGCGGGGTGCTGGTGGCAGATCATTCAAGCGGAGATGCATCAGAGAACTTGTGGCAGGATGTGGATGCGATTCTTGGTTGTTCCTACACTGTTACCTACACGGTGTCCAATTGGACTGCTGGCAATATCAGAGCGTTTATAAGCAGCACAAGTTCTGGTGATTTACATTCATACACCGGTTCTGGCGCTCAAACACATACATTTAGCGATACGATAACTTCAAGGGGCAGCAACCCAAGCAGGTTGTACATCCAAGCGCAAAGTGGGTTTAGGGGCAGGGTAGATAATGTTTCTATTGTCGCAACAAGTTTGCCAGAGAAAGTTGATATACTTGGGACGTTTGAACAGGGGAGTGGAAACTGGAAGGCAACTGGTCCCTCAAGTAACAACTCAAACATTGCTGGTGCTGGTACTGACTTAATGGGACCGTACTTTAAGGCAAGTGCCACCAGTACAAATAAAACACCTGTTCAAGCTTATGTTGTGGCTTTAAGCGGACAGTTAACAAGCACTGCTGAAAGCACGGTAAACAGTTCGTATTGGACAAACATAGGACACCGCACCTACGGATACGGGACTGTCTATGGTGCTGGGATATTTAGAGACCCAAACTCTGTTGAGTACCTTTTGGTTGCGACATCTGATGGTGTTTACGCGACAAAGGAAAGCAA